TTTTAACTCGGGTATCTTTCGGAGTTTGCCCTTAAATAGATCAGTCGAAGTAATAAATTTGCCATCTGCATTGAGTGGCTGATTTAATTTAAGGAGAAAGTCACGAAGGAAAGACACTCCAGTTATTCCGTCAATGGTTGCCTGTATGGCTTTGCCCGCTGGTCCTTGGTTGAGTGCTTTTTCCCGCTTACCGGTTAAAAGGAAATCCGCTCCCTGGTCGGCAAATATTTCTCTACCTATTTTAGTTGGATCGGATTCGTAAGCGGCTACCGCTTCGGGGTCAAGAGATGCATCTTTGCGAAGTCGATCCATGTAGATGTCTCGCAGTCCTTCTACATAATTGCCGTCTTTGTCAGTATACCCAATAAATTCATCAGTATAAATAATATTTCCATCTTTATCGTAGGATGCAAACTCTCCAGCAGTCTTAGTCTCCTTGTCCCCGAATAGTATTCGATTAACCATCGGAGTAAGTCCGTGTACTTCCATGAAGTGGGTAAGCTCATGTGCCAATGTTCCTTTTAAGTATCCCGAACCATTTGGATTATAGGAAACCTCCATCGTTACAGGATTAAACCCACCCTCCCCTTTGGTTGTCTGTTTAAATACCACATCGGGATGCGATAAACTGTATCCAGCAATTTGTGTGCGGATGTGAGCGGGCATGGCATCAAATTCCGCCTGTTCGCTTTTCGTTAAATGCTCACGATAATATTGAATATCTCCAATCTGTTTACTGTAGAGATCTCCTTTAGTCTTATAATTTTCGTACATCCCAGCACCCGCACCTAATGCGGTAAAGGGTGCGGACATGATTGCACCGGCAACCGCACCACTCGGCTGACCCGCAGATGCGACAAAGCCAATTGTTGCGGGTAGACTTGCACCGGCGGCCATCCCTTTGCCGAATCTGCCAAGTGTTTCGAGTGGTGTACCTAATCGCCCAACCACTCCGGCATTATCCAAGAAATTTGCAACCTTCTGAGTGGCATTTGATATGGTCGGGGCTTGCCCGATTTTCTCTCCACCTGGTCCAACTCTAAAAGGTTGTGCCGATGGGTTTACCTCTTTTGCTGATGCCCTACCCCCTTGAGCAATTGCATCTTTTGCTCTACTAACTAATCCCTCGGGACTCGGTTTCATTAGGATATTAAATTTATCCATCGTTGCCCCCGCCAGTCCTTGGTCAGGAGTTGGGAGCATAGAAAGTCTTCGGAAAAATGGCGTATGATCACCTGTCCTTGCGAGGGTAAGTTCTGATCCGACTACTCGGGCATCTCTTGCAATGTTATCATATAAACTTAATGCTTTTGGCCCAATAAATGTTGCTAGTGCCGCCACAGCCGCACCGCCACCTAATGCATCTTGGTCAAACGAAAATCCAGCCGCTGAACCCAAACCCAATGCTGTACCACTTAAATTCTTAAAGTTTTTATACCTTTGGCGGGCTGATTCGATAGTCACTTCTCTCCCAGCTTGCCGTTCAGCGTTTATTATATAGCGGATAGCGCTATTTTCGGTCATAGAAGATAAGAACCTACCAATCTTTGCGATAGTCGGTAATGATGCACCAACAGCCGCACCAACTGGTCCCGCTACTAATGCACCAACACTAGCACCGGCAATCTCAGGATTGAGCTTGGCCGCAGTGTTCGCAACTCTTCGGAGTTTGCTCATCTTGTCGGTTGCTTTTGTTGCCTCCTGGACTAATCCCATGCCCATCTTTCCGGCATCGGTTGACTGGTCAAATGTTTCCATTGCCACCTTGCCGAGAGTTTCGGGTGAGGCTTTACCCATCAAACGAAGGTGAAGCGAATTGCTTCCATACTTCTGTAAAACCTTTTGCTGTTCTGCTAGTTCACTAGCCACCCGATCAGCCTGTTGGACTACTCTACCTCGGACTAGAGCATCTTCAGGCAATTTACTTAGTATATTTTGATACTTTGTAAGTTCGATTGTTTTCTGTTGGACATCTTTTATCGTTTTAAGCATTCTGCCCTTCAACCCAATTCTCATTGGTGCGGTCACTCCTTTAGCTAGAGTGCCGCCAGCCGCATTAAGCGGATCTCCAACAACTTCAAAAGCTAATCCAATACCCTCACTTGGTACTTGGAAGTCCGAACGGAGATCCTGTTCAAGTTGGGAGTCGAATGTCATCGATTCGGGTTCTATTCCCACTGTTCCTTTTAATGCATCGACAGGATTATCCATCACCCATGCGGCAAACTCGGCGGCAGTTTCATACTCGTAATTTACCTTATCAAATCCTATTAAACTATTTACATAGCTAAGGACTTCTCCGTCATCCTCTTCGTCTAAAGTTAAATAATTTGATAATGCGGCTCCGCCCCGAAGTAAAAACTCAGGTGTCTTCCATGCCCTAGCTGTACCCATTCCGACAGATGATTTTATATTGTCAGATGCGTAATCCATTGCGGCGGCTTTTACTCGGCCACGGGCATCTTTATTTTTTTGGTAAAATGGCATCCCTGTCTGCTTGAGTGCTTCGGAGATTGGGTCGAATCCTAAATCGCCTAAACTTTCTTGGTTATCTAGTAACCCAAAAAGTCTTTTTCCCGCTTCCCTAAATTGCTCTATATTTTCTGTTTTATCGTAGGATACTGCTTCATCATCTAACTGAAGGACTTTTGAGTATGGCGAGGTTAGTGGGTCAATTCGTGTACCTAAGTTTCTTACCATCCCCCCAAGGGTAGAAAGTAAACCAGGTGATTTCTCATCTTGAATTGTCTCAGGGTCATCATCCACATCTAGTATCGGACCGGACGGAGTATCAAAGAATCCATTCCGATAGGCGGATATTTTAGCTTCGTCTGATAATTGCGATGCACCATATGGCCGCACCATCGTCTTAGCCGCTTCCCAAAAATGCTGATCGGATGGTTCCTCGCCATCCTTTAATTCTAGTATCCCTCGGACCTGTGGTAGCTCGGGGTGACTAATTTCGTACTTAGCCATTACTGAGCAATCGGTGTGAATATACCGCCACCTGGTAATGTCCTTGCTTGGGGTACACTTGGGACTTGAGGGGGTTGCCCTGATCCCGTGCCTTGGTTATCAGGTTGATCAAATCCGTACATTATGCCGCCGAACTGAGTATATTTTCTCACCTCTTCGGGCGTAATCTCAAAGTTTTTTGCAAGTGATTTTACAGTATAATCAGTTTTTTCCATTAATACCTCTTGGGCGCGTTTTCTAAATACTGCGGTAGTCTCTTTTAGATACTTCTTTAGCTTAGGGTCTAAAGTTCCCGTCTTTTGTTGTTCTATAAACGATTGAAATCTATCTATAAATGCTTGAGAGCCGCCCATCCTTTTCAAATCATCCTCAGTAAGTATGCCTTGAGGCTGTACCATCCTAGCTAATTTTTCTTTCGCTACCGATGAAGATAAAGGGTTTCCTTCTGTCAAAAATGCCTCCAAATCGTCTGCGGCCTCCAAAACTGTCCTTGGTTCATCAAGATTTAATTTACTAAATCGAGTGTCTGCGGCTGATCTTAAATCTTTAGTCGGTATGACTTTTTGCTTAGATACCGCTTGAGCCAATTGGTCTTTATTAAGATTTATACCTAGCTTTGTTGCTTCTGCGCTTACAGCATTTGCGGCATCAGACTCGCTAAAGTAGTAGGGCTGTAATGCTCCCACTCTTGATGAAAATTGATCTCCAAGCTTGCCGGTATTTTCTTTGGCTACTGCTTGCTCAGCCTTCTGCAAATCCATAAATCGATTCTTAGCAAGCACAGGATCAAGATTTTGCTCCCTTGCATACCTACCAAAATCAGATGAGCCAAGTTCTCCGCCCAATACTTTGGGAGCTTCATCCCTTTGAAATTCTAAAAATCGATTCCTTGCACCTTGGTCACCGCCTAAAGCAAATAGACCAGGCTGTGCTTGGTTATAATCTTCTAAGACTGCTGGGTCAGTTGTTTCAGCTAATAGGGCCTCCGCCATTCCCATCTCATTTTCTTCCGCCTCTCGAATCTTATCCTGTTGAGTACTGAATAATTCCTCTTTCATATCCATCTCACGATTCTTTTGGAATGCTTGATCGGAAGATTGTTTTTGTTGGGCGGCTAATTTTTGGGCTTCCATTTGAAGGCGGTTGCCTTCCATTTGCATTTGAGCCTCGGTTGCCTTTTTCCGCTGATATTCTTTTTGCAGAAATGGATTCTTGGCGATTGCTTTGGCATCTTTTTCGGAGACTCCCTGGTTCATCAGATAGCCCGTCATTTCTTCTGCCCGTGCTTTTTTCTCCTGTCCCTCAATGAATCCTTTGGCGACCTGGTTAAGAGCATTACCGAATGCCATATTTGCATTCGCATTCGCCTGTCCCGCCCTTTCATAAGCCGAGGTGTCGATTCTCATTAAGCCCGCTTGAACTGTATCTCCTATTGCCATAATTTTATCCTCTACTTAGGTAGCCACCGCCTAATGTTCCAATTGCTCCAAATAATCCCTGTGCCATTCCACTAGCCGCATTTTCTCGGGCGGCATAGTTCGCCGCATCGTAATTCGCCTTATTTGCGTATGCTTGCATACCAATATTAACACCAGCATCGGGATTAATCCGAGTGGCAGATTCCTGTGGCAATCCAAACAATGCGGACCTTTCCCCAAATCCTTGGGCCGTATAATTCTGTCCGCCTCGAAGCATAGCCAATGGATCGACTGCTGTCTGCCTGTTTAATCCAGCGGCATAAGATCCGAGGCTTTGTGCTTGTTGGCGATTTTGCCCAATAATATCTCTTAAATAATCTTCTCGGCTCATGGCTTCAGCGGCAATGCCCGCATTATCCATTCCCCTACCCCGTGCGACTAATCCTTCACGGGCGGACTGAGTAGCTCGCCTTCTCATTTCGGGCGATAGGTCAGTCATTTGTGCCTCATTGAAAGCCTGTTCCGCAAGCTGATTAGCTTGGTTTGTACGAGCTTGCATGAGCGGATCGGATGCACGATAGGCTTGGTTCATGTCTGCCCCAAATCGACCTAGCATACTGATATCCGATCCAGCCTGTCTTTCCGCCATCCTCGCACCAAAGTCCTGTGACCGCATGGCATTTGATTCTGCCAGGCTGGCCATCGGATCGGCGGCTCGTTTAGCGAGTCCCATCTGTAAATCTTGATACTGTGGGTCGTACTGTTGGCGAACTCCTAGAAGCTGGTCTTGAAGTCCCGAGTCGGCCATTGCTCCAACATAATCTCGGGCAGATTTTCCGACATTAAATTCGGGCAAGGGAGGGGGAGCTTTTCCACCCCCAAAGAGTTTCTGTAAGAAAAATGAAGGAACTCCCGAAGAGTTGACCGGTTTACCCGCTCCACCCGCATCTTTAAGCATTTGTGCCTCTTCTTGATTAATGTACGCTAATTCTTCACCTTCGGGAGCGGCAGTATTAAGAAGCATGGCCGCCTGTTTGAGCGGATCTTCGGGGGCATATGAAACCACTCCATCTTTTGTCATTTTTCCTGATGCACCGGACAGCATTAAAAGTTCACGCTCAATGGGATTAATGTAAGCTAAAGATTCGCCCGATGGGGATTGTTCGGCTAAATATTTTATTACCTGGTCCTGTGAAATGTCGGAATTAAAATGGTCGGGGTCGGTATCCGGAAAGCTAGTAGGGTTTCCACGCCTCAACATCATTACATGGGTATCCCCATAGGTTGGGTGAAGTGGATCTTTTGCCTTTAAAACTTGAGTCGGGGAAATTTGGGCATCTCGAACGCCTTGAAGTCTTTTTTCTGCCTCTTCTGCTATTTCCTCTTTTGAAGGGCCGATTAATTTTTTTATGAATTCCATATTAAGTCTTTATTATGTAATTTAAAATGATGGTGGGCTGGACATTGTTGTGTGGGCTGGCCGAAGAAGTATTAATGCCATTTGTACTAGAACTGAATGGTGCAGTTATTCCGCCAGTTCCACCATCAACAGCGTGTGAAATAGTGGGAGTCGAGTTTGTGTGTTCCATTTCTGAGGAAGTCAGAGTATGCGTTTCTGTACCGCCTGAACCCCCTAAAACATCTCCATCGACTCCGCCAGTTAGCCCGGTTAATCGATTGGCGGAAGAACCCCCCATATCATCTTGTCCGGCAATTACTCGACCACGAAGATCGGGGATATTAAAAGTCGTTGAACCATCCCCCGCTCCGTAAGTTGTACCGACTAAAGCGAATAAAGCTGAATAAGTTGTCCTTGAAATTGCCGCACCATCACAGAGTAAGAACCCTGTCGGAGCGGATGCCCCAGCATATGGCATGAGCGAACCGCTCGGCATAAGTACACTAACTGCACCCGCATCGAGTTTTGCGGCTGTTACCGCTCCGTCCTGAATCTTTGCAGTAATTACTGCATCTGTTGCAAGTTGAGTCGATGTGATTCCGGCATCTTTTACTTTTAATTTACTCGAACCTAAAGTAAGGGTCGAATTATCAGTCGTATCTGCCGCCGAAGTAAAAGTCGCTTGACCAATTATGTCGTTTAATTTCTGAGCGGTTACTTGGTCACCACTCGCAAAACTTTGTCCTGTTGATAATACTGCCATAATTTTTCTCCTATGAAATAGATGTCGTGCTTCTGTCGGTTACTCGGGCATCGATTTTAACTGCCCTTAAAAATGGTCTGCCCGCTGTGGGCTTAAAGTCTGTCTGTATTCCAAATCCTCTTTTCCTTACGCCCAATCGTATGGAGGAATCTTCGCTTGCCGGTAATGTGCTACCGAGTAAAGTTGAGATTGATGTGGCCGATGTTGTGGAGTCGGGATCTTCAGTTATAAAACTAATATCACCATCGGAAAGCCCTTCGTCTGAGCTTTTAATATGTAGCTCGGATCGGGCGAACATTTTTCTATCAGCAGTATCCGCATCATATTGGCGAGTTGTGCATTGAGAAACTACTGCAATGGTCTCGGGGATCGCCTGGCCGGCAGCCATGCTTACCACATCCCCACCTTCCGCTCCATCGACTTTGTGGATGCCTCCTTCTTCAGTAGTCAGATATAAAGCATTCTGCGAACCTTCCTTCCCGACTATTAATTCTCTAATTGCAAACTCGGTTGAGTTAACTGTGTCAATGCTTTCAAAGCCTCCATTAAGGAAGCTGTACACGATTATAGTGTTAAGCTTAGTCGCATCTCCGCTCCCAGGAACAATGTCTAATGGCAAGGCGATCCAATATTTATTATCAAAATAAACTGCACAGCTTAGATGAACATAGTCTTGGTTTATTCGGTCGATAAATGGCTGGATGGTTTCGGAAATCGGCATCCCTGTGCCTCGTAAATTATACTCATCAATGAAAGTAACCGCGTAAAGCCCTTGGTCCGATAAAAACATTATTTGATTAGCCACTTGGACAACAGACTTTCTTGCCGAGCATCCAATTTCAGTAGTTACCACATTAGTGGAAACATCGGCAAGAGATCCGCTTATCCCACTCATCAGATGGATCGATTTTCGATTAAATACTACGAGAGAATCTTTTGTAAATGGAGTAAGCTGGACCAAGTAATCACTTTGTCCGGCGGACGGTCTGAACTGATTCCCGATTACATCCACAGTATCGAAATCCATTATATCAGATGCTACGATTTCATCTCTAATTCCTCGGTCCGTTGGATTGGTTTCCGAGGTGTACCAGTAAGGCATCCAAAGTCTTCGTTCGTGAACCACTCCCCAAGGTGCGGCGGGTTGGTGGATGTAGCCTTTTCCGACTGCAAGAGGTTTATTGACTGTTAAAGTCTTGGAATCTCCGAGGGATACATTTGCGACTTCTAAGTTAAATGTAAATTGATTGGCTGTAGGCGCTCCCGTAACTCTGACTTTTTGGTCAGCGAACAGGTCGAATGGACTAGTCCCCGACTGAATAGTTAAGTCATCCCCAGCAGATAGTCCGTGAGAAGTGATATCCATCGTTACCACTCCATCCTGTGCCACTGCGGCAGTGTCGGTAAGATAAACCGGTGCGGTATAAGTCCCATTTGCCACTTTCGTGAAGTCTAAGAAAAATTCCACCTGTGCACCGGAAACATTAAAAGTTGTAGTTTGGCTGGTTGCCATTTTGACGGTGAACTGATTTGTCGATGCAGTCTCAATCTGATAGCAGTCATTTGGATTATTGGTCCAATTCCCTAGACCAGTTAAAGTAACATAATCATTAGCAGAGCGGCCATGTGCCGTGGCGTTTACCGTTATCGTCTGCCCACTTTGGGAAGCCGATGTGATATCCACTCGCTGAACCTCGGGGCTGGCCTCGAGAGTTGTTTGACGAGTACGAAAGATATACATCTTCCCGAGTCCCTGAGTCATTTGTACCGGTCCATCAACAGACTCTCCTCCCGCTTCATACCGACACTTAAAAAGTGCAGAATCTTTCAGACGCAGAATGATACAAGTTGTATCTGTGGCGGTAAAAATATAATCGTCATTATTCGATGTGGCATCGGAAAAGACTGCCGATCCGAATACTTCGTTTACCCCGTTGTCGTTTAGGGTAAAATTTAAAGTTGTACCGATGGATGTGCCAGTCGATACGACTGAAGTATTTCCCACATTCTCACCATTAATCGTAAAAGTAGTATCCGCTCCGCTGTTGGCGAAAGTTAAAGTCTTAGTCGTAAAATTGACCGATGCTAAAGTGCGAGTTCCATCGACCGATGCATCGAGGTCAGCAATATGAAAATCTTCTCCAGGTATGAAAGAAAGTGAAGGTGTGGTGCTTAATATTAAGGTTACCACATTGCTCTGCCTTTGAGCCGACAAAATTATGTAAGGCAATCGGATCGCATTTGTCCCCGATGTAATCGATCCAAACAGAGTGGATAACCCTTTGCGAGTTTGCCAAGTTCCGTCCTTATTCATCCGACCATTTTTCGACAATGCAACTTCACCGGGCTTTAGCTGGTTAGGCCGCAATCGGGCATTCATCCGCAAAAAGAAAGTATCCCCTTCTGTCACGAATGGATCGTCTAGTTTGCCGTATGAACGATATCTGCTCATTTCTTTTTTAACTCCTGGTAAAGTTTGAGCGACATATATACTAGGGTGACTAGACCTACCACTATCCCGATTGCCGAGTCAAAGGTTGACAGGCCGAAGGTGGCCGCTGTGCCTGACATTCCTAAAACTGATGCTCGATCAATCATTATCTGCGGGGCGATGGCCCGAAATAGAATCCCAAAATACAGGGAAGGATGGTGAGGTTTCCCATAAGGCTGATGTGTCCAGTAGAAATGGTGATCGGCTTTTGACTTGCTGGCCATGAGACAAGGCCGAAGAGGAACTCTGTTCTACCTTCGCCGTTTGCGTTGGTAAAAGTGACCAATTCCTGGGTGGGGAAGAGCGTACACAGGACAATACAAGCACACATGGAACTAACCCCAATAGTCGCCAATAATTTTCTCGTCTTCGAGGCCGTTTCTGCCTGTCCTGAGTTTGCAATTTGCTCTTGGAGACGGAGAAAGTTTTCATTCCCCCTACTCTCCCTTGCCATCTCCATGTCATGCTTTTGCTTGCGGCCTTCAAAGACCATACCAAAAACGCCTTTAAGGATCGCACCCATTGCTGTACTGCCTCCACCGGTAAGGAACATGGCAATAAGTTCTCCCATTTCATTTAGCCTCCATCTTCTCGAATAACTTTTTTATATCTTCCCTTCGATCTTCGCAGACTTTGGTCAGATGATTAATGTCCTTAATCTGTCCGGCATGAGATATTTCTAATTGTCGAACTCGATCCTTCATGTCGTCAATCTCCCATTTGTTACGCTTGATGAAGAATGCGAGGATGGATAGTGCAACCCCAAGGCCAGCGAACATATAGTGTGTAACTTCCATTTCACTTTTCCACTCTGTTGCGAAGTCGATCCAACTCTTTTTCTAAATAGTTTAGTCTCTCAAACTGTTGAAAGTCAGAGGTGATAGGTGCGTCTTGCATCTCGACTAAATGATCAAGATCCGCTTTTGCTTGTTCTGCAAATTTTTCCAGGTGCATCATTCTTGCAGATAAATCACCCAACAGAGTTCCTTCGTGTTGCACTCTCCCCAAGCTATTATCGAGTTCGTTAATCTTGTTCCAAATGACGGAGTAGCCCCAAACACAAGTGCCAACAATGGCGATAACTTTCGCCATAAATGCCAAGTTTGCTTTGACCTGTACATTCTCTCCGACTTCAGTTGCCATTACTCGCCAGGAGGATTAGGGTCAGTCCATTCGTCAGTTGCTAAGATAGTAAGTATTTCGGAGTGAGTATATTGTGTTTTGCCATCCAAGAATGAAGGTGTTGTATCTCCATCAAATTTGACAAAAGTTTTCGTGTTAGCTGGATTGATATTATATCTTAGCGTGTTTTCACCTGTCTCATCCACTTGACTAAAATCAACGGAGTCTACTTCATCCGCATTTATTATTACATATTTTCTGCTCATAATTTATTAAGGTACATCGGTTGAGAAGGTTGGGCCGTTTATAAGTATTGCATTAGCTCTAGAATTTCCACTCATATCATATATGTCTGTTCCACTACCTGCTTCAGTTCCGTCTCCCATGCGATACCAAACAAGTGGAGATAAAGATGTTATATCTCCTGGAGTGCCACTATTATATATAGTAGATATATTCCCACTAGTTAAAGCTGAGTCCCAAGTAGCGAGTTCATCGACCAAGCAATCACTAAATCCGTTCCATCTACCGCCTCCTCCAGCCCATATGCTAAATCTTGTGGCATATCCATTAGATGTGTCGGTGCTTGTTACATTTGCTGCCCCGTTAACATAAGTTTTTACATCAGTCCCATCCCAAGTCCAAGCGATGTGATACCAAACACCTGTGTTAAAAGTTCCTGTGAAATGACTTTGAGTTCCAGATAACCAAAGGTAAAAACCAGTTGTTGACATATGTATGCCTGAGTTTCCTCCCGCAAAGCTTGCGTTGAATGTACCATCATTATTATATTTACCGATACCAAACACTGCATCATTAATCGCAAATGTATTAACTTTAACCCAAGCACTTTGCGATACAGGGGTTGTAGTTGCCCATGTTGCACCGCCTAACCTGTCGATAGGTAATGAACCCATGTAGTCATTTGTACCATCAAAGCTATTAGAATAAGTATTAGAAAAAACAGATAGATAATCAATATCCCCTGTTAAACTATAAACATTAGTTCCTGTTGGTACTAAATCCACGACCCCATGTTGCCCGATACTTGCGTTTGGTGTGTTTGAACCGCTTGTATATCCATTTACAGTTGTGCCACTTGTCAAAAATCTGACTTGACCAGCACCACCTTGAACCACTCGGCAATTAAATCCACTCGTAAGTCCCGATGGAACTGTAATGTCAATTCGACTACTTGAGTTGCAAAATATTACTTTTCCATTCTCGGCATTTGTTAAAGTATAATTAGCTGTTTTAGTAACTATATTATAAAAAGCTGTTGCATAGTCTGTACTTGCAGTAGTAGCTGCTGTGCCTAACCCTAAATTCGTCCTACTTGTTTCGGCATTCGCAACATCGGATAAATTATTGGATGCGAGTAGATCGCCCTGTGGAGCGGCCGCTACCAGGTTCGCGACTGTTACCTTTTTAGTTGTACCTTGTGCTGAACCTGTGGTGTCCGAGATATCCGTGATTGGGATGATATCGCCGACTGCTGGAGTTGCCCCAAGTGCTGTTAATGCTGAAATTTTCTTATTCATAGTTTTTAATCAAAAGCTAAAATGCTCCCGTCTTCCGTGTTTAAAAAAGCCCCGTTTTCTGCCCTCAATGAACCATCTATGGGCGGTCCGACTGCACTATCCGCATCGGTGTCCCCAACTAAGAGTCCTAGACAGTTAAAAGGCATTAGGATTTGTAGGCTAAACAGGCTCCACTTGCTAAAGTGAAGCTCGAGCATTCGCCATAAATTACCTGGCCTTGCGAAAATGTAGTTCCGTCCGAAATCAGAGCGGATACATTTTCTACTTTACCAGTGTATGCCGAAAGAACTGAGTCCTCGGTGAATTGGATCGATGTGAATGTGCCAGTGTGAACCGCTGTATCGTTAGCGTAAAGGCTTCCGCCGGCTCCCATTGCATTTAGAATATTTACTCCTGATAATCCCATAATTTTATACTGTTGTTAAAATGTTAACTCCGAAGCTGTAGCTCGGATATGTGTTGACCGAAATTTTATTCATTCCTTCAAGGCGTTCGACTCGGTCGATTTCGAGTGCCAAGGTTTCTTCCGCCATTTGTTCTTGCTGGATGCTTTTTTCCAACTGGCCGTCTGATTTGTACCAGTCTGCAATGGTTGCTAATAATAAGTACCTCTCCAAGAATCTTGGCAGATCGGGATCTCCCGTCTCACCATAACTCGAGGGAGTTACCTGGTTGCCCATCACAAAGACTGAACTTTGAGACGAATTGGCGGGTAATACTAAATACCCATTGATTAAATTGTAATCCAATTTGAATGCTGTTCGATCCGATAATGGATTTTTATCGAAGACCGAAAACACATCCATCAGATTTGCATCGTTGTCTATTTGAACCGCTTTGTCTGCCACGATTGGCGAGGTGACAGCGGCAACAGATTTCTCTACTACTGTCATTAACTCGGGCCATTGTGCGCGGGTCCATGCTCCCTTTACTCGGTCGTTTAACGAGTTCTTGAATGCTGTTTCTTCAACCGATAATAAAGTATCCACCCCGATAGCCGAAGTGAATCGATTTTTAAGCTCGGTGTAGGTTACAGTTCTCAACTTCCGATTACTGTTTCGGGGTTGGCTTTTGCGAAGTCTCGGCGATATTCTGAATCAGACATACAGCCCTTGTTTTGAATCTCATGTCTCAAAAAGGTAGTCGCATCGATGGCAGAAACTAAGCGGAAATCTTTTCCTCCACCAAGTTTCTCGGCATTCTTTCGGGCGGCGATTGCTCGCTTACTATACCCAGCTTTTTCTCGCTCGGCATCCCGTTCAACTTTTTTTGATAAGTAGTGGGCCATCTCTTCACCCGACATTCCACCGCTTCTTTTTCCGCCTTTTACTATGATATTGAGACTCATATTTTAAAGAAAAAAGGGAGGCCGGCCACTTTCCAACCGGCCTCCCCAAATAACACTAATAAACCAAGTTAAACTATTGAACCCAAAGCGCGTGGATTTCCTACCCTCAAAGTCAACATTGCCTCAGAGAATGCGCGTTTTCCGGCACCGTTGTCGGGGAGATCCTGAATTGTAATACCTTCCAAGAACTTTAATGAAACAGTGTCATCACTTGGAATAATATATCCACGATCTGTGTTTACTGTACCCTCTGCGGTGTCAGTCCCACTAGGTGATCCATCCACACGACCCAAAAATAAATCAGGGATGATATTAATTTGGCCGTAATCGGAAATGTAGGTCAGAATTGAACGAACTAAGACCTTACCACTAACATCCTGGTCAAAACTAAAGTTTCCGTTAGTTGTAGTTGAACGGGTATAGTCTGTGATCTTGTTCATAACCGCGGGACCGGCAAAAAGATTCAGATTTCCTTTGGAACCGGAAGCAGTGTAAACAGCTTGAAGGAGTCCACGGAAAGCGGATTCTGTCAAGGATGCAAGGCTTACACGAGAACCACTTACTGCACGAAATGCTTGTTTAGCACTTGTATCGAAAGTATTTCCGGTCGCTGTCGGATCTGACCAAATCCCGAGCCCACAGAGCTTCGCCGCGGTAGAACTTGATCCAACATTTTGATCATTACCCGATCCGATTGCTGTCTCAATTGAACGCTTTAACTGCAAAAGACTTTTTGCTTTGGAAGCGGCGAAAAGAGGAA